AGCGCTCTTGTAGGCAGGCCAGCAGCTATTTGATTTGTCGTGTGAATGTCACCGTGAAGTATTTCATGGGCATAAGCACCACCGTCAAAGGGGTGCATGTAGTGGGCGAGACAGCGTAACTCAAGGCCGGAAGCGTCTGCGCCAACCAGAGACCACCCAGCAGGGGCGTAAAACAGTTCACGACACTCATACCCAAACGGAGCACCAACGGCTGGAACCTGCGCAATATTCGGCGCATTGTGGGTACACCTTCGTGTTACCGCTCCAGCAGTTATAACCGAGCCGTGTATTCTTCCATCCTCTTCGACAGCATTCAGCCATGCCCCTTTACCTTCGGAGAGCATCCCTGTCCTTTTCCCAAGCATGAGATATTCAGACAACAGCTTCGCTTCGGGATAGTCTAATTTTTCCAGAACTTCTTCACTCACTTCGGGCTGCCCTGACGGTGTGAACGTCTCTGGCTTCCAACCGTAGCGTTCAACAAGCCGTACTGCTATCTGCTGCCGTGAGCTTGGATTAAACGGTTTTTCCTTACGCTTACCTGTTTTGGTGAAGGTCACGACAGGAGGGAAGATAGCCTGCAACTGGTCTTCAATTTCAGCCCGTCTGCCACATAATGATGCGTACAGCTTTTGGGCCTTTTCAGTATCGAAAGGAAAGCCTGCCTGTTCCTGTTTGAAAATAATGCGCTGGAATTCATGCTCTATTTCGATGGCTTTTTCTGAATACTTCTTTGATTCACAGAGGTTCCAGAGAGCGAGGGTTACGTTTACGTCCTGTTCACAATACTGCTGCATTTCCTTAGACCATTCGGCCCAATCAGTCGTTTTCCCAAACTCTCCCTTGAATATTCCTAACCTGTACCCCCACGCTTCCAGTTTATGCCTGCCAAGAAGCTCCGTTGGCATGTAATTAGCGTCTTTCCTGTAGTTTGTCATGTCTATGTCCATGATGTTAGGCCATAGAAGGCGGGAGTACAGGAGAGTATCACGGACAAGAGGTGGCTCGAACATTGGAAAAAGTTTCTGAAGAACGGGGATGTCGAAGGTAAGGACGTTATGCCCAACAATGAGTTCGGCAGTCTGGAGACGTTCTAGCGCTTCTTCAATAAGTATTCTGCCTTTGTAGTCGTGGTTCGTTGCAGAGAACATTTCCTTCGTGTCAATATCCTGTAGGACAATGCTGTGAACCTTGTTGGTCTGCTTCAACAACCCGTTTGTTTCTATGTCGAACACGTATTTAGCCAGCTAAAACGCCTCCTCCTTTCCGAACGGACAGTTTTCGTCTTCTGCGACGTACAACCTTCCGGTTGAATTGTCATAAATTAGTGCGTCCGCTTCGCCTGTAAAACCTACTGGGCGGTTCTTCAACACTCGTGTATGGAGCAGATTGGGGTTATCGCCCTGCTGGTCACGCTCAAAGGCGATAACGATGTCTGAAAGCTGTTCCAAACTGCCAGAACCACGTAAATCAGTCAGACTCACCTTTCGCCCTTCGTTGTAACTTTTTCCCTGTCCCGGTCTCCGCAGATGGACTACAGCGAGTATCCCTACCCCTGTCTCTTCGACAAGACACCGGAGTTTCGTCATAAGACGGTCAATGGCCTTCCGTTCACTTTCCTCGATTTCATCAAGGCCGGAGACAGCTATGGAAATGTGGTCGAGAACTATGAAATCCACACCGCAGCCAACAATAAGGTAGCGAACCTTTGCTAACAAATTGTCTACCTCTGTTGACCCAAAGTGGTCATAGAGCCAGAACCTACCGGAACCTACCGTAGCGTCGAAAGCCTCTTTCAACTGCTCTTCTTCGACACCTTCACGGCTCAAGTGAAGTAAGCGATTCATATAAATGCTCATATATCGCTCCGATGCTCTTTTCACCGACTCCTCAAGTGCTAGAATGCCTAGAGACTGTCCTTGATTCATCATCAAATCGTAGGCTAATTCATGGACTACTGTCGATTTACCGATACCGGAGCCAGCGGTGAACAGAACAAGTTCGCCCTTTCTGAAGCCGTTTATGAGTCCGTTCAGTTTTGGGTAAGGACACGTAAAGCCAGCCTGTGGCTCTTTTCGGACGATTTCCCATAAATCCTGTCCGTTCACGATGCCGTCGGGTCGGTATTCTTTTGCAGACCAGATAGCGTTAATAAGCTCTTCCGTTCTGCCTGCTACCAGCATATCGTTAGCGTCTTTGAGCGGGAGGTGTACTATTTTTCCTTTACCGGGGGTGAATAGTTGGACACACTCTTTCGCAGCATCTTGACCGGGTTCATCCATATCGAAGCACAGCACGACATTATCAAACTTTTCCAGCCACTCCAGATTTCGAAGAAGAGCCTTCTTTGCTCCAGCAGCACCGGAAGGTATGCTCACAACAGGCCATTTATTGTTCTGTACCTGCGATACGGACATAGCATCCAGTTCACCTTCGCAGACAACCACCATGCGTCCGCTGTTTCTCCAGATATGCTGTCCGAAGAGCTGAACCTGTTTTGAATCTCCAAGCCAGATGAAATCCTTATTCTCGAACCTTACATGTTGCGCCACCATATCCCCGTGCCTGTCAAAATACGGGGCAATATGGGCTGGCTTTCCGTGGACAGTACCGACGCTATACCCAAAGATTTCGCAGGTTCTCTGCGTTATCTTCCGCTTGTTCAGCGATCGATATTTGCCATCCAGAACAAGGCCCTTTACCGTCGGTTGTCCTTTTCGATCTCCTTCAAGACCTTCTGGGAAATATGTCCTGCAAGCAAAACAATAACCATGGCCATCGTCGTATAGAGCAAGATTGTCACCTTGTATGTCCAATCCTTTCTCCCTGCACACAGGGCAAGCTACGTGCTGGACAAATTCAGCTTCGGCTAATACGCTGGAAGCCATGCTTTAAGGGTATAGTTGTAGATAATGCGCCCAAGCCTCTTGAGACGCTCCTGTGTCTCCTCCCTGAGTCCGTAGATAACGTAGGAGACAGAAGGGTTAAACTCAGATTTGTACTGGAAGGCATCTATCCATATTCCGTTATCCCGCATACGCTTGATAGCTGCCGGGAGGTTCTGAATGTTGAACTTCGCTATTGCTTCCTGTCGTGTTACCATATCTCCGTTAAGGAGCGCAAGAAGCAGCATTTTTTCCTTGTGCTTAAGAAACGGAACGTGGTTCTCAAGATACAGTCTCATTTCTGCCATGTCGTTTTCCCTCCAACTATAGATGGAACGGCGATAAGCCTAGACAACCTATCGCCGTTCTGTATATGCTCAATTGCGGTTTAATTGAGATTTAATTAAGATTGACGGTTTTGAGCCAGCTCTGAACATTGAAACTAGGGCAAGCCTTCGCTGCAATCTCGTTGTGACCGATAATCTTTGCAGACGGATACTTTTCCTTCAACTGCTTCAGAAGTGCTACAAGCGATTTATACTGCTCATTTGTGAAGTTGGCTTCGGGAGTCTTCTTGTCTTCTTTTACACCACCAACAAGACATACCCCGACACTCTTGTTGTTGTAGTTGGTTGCATGAGCACCTGCTTTATCAATGTGTCTGCCCTCTTCAACAGTTCCGTTTCTCCTAATGACAAAGTGATAGCCGATACCCAACCATCCCCGCTGTCGATGCCACCTGTCAATCTCTTTTGCGCCGATGTCCATACTGGGCGATGTGGCTGCACAATGGATTACAATGAAATCAGTGCTTTTTCTCAAAGTTTTTAATAGCCTCCTTACTCTTCTTATTTCCAGCCTCCTTCAGCCACGCAGAAGGGATAGAACGGTCGGCATAAAGAAAACCGTTCTTCTCGCACCACATGGCATAGGTTGTTTTAGACTGTTTTGAAATCCTGTTGTTGGAATTACTGAATACAAACCTGATGTCAAGGTCGGGGTGCTGTTCCTTTATCTGCAAGTGCTTCTGCCTGTCAGCGGTAACGAACCTTCCCTTAGTTTCAACAATTATTCCGTTAGGGAGCACAAAATCAGGGGTGTATTTAGCGTTTCTGGCGGGTTTTACATACTGGATTACGTGTTGCTCATAGGTGAACAGTATCTTTAGAGCTTTCAGTTCGGCAACGATTTTGTCTTCTAAACCACTACGGTAAGCGGATGAATCATGCTTTTTAGGCCAAGGTTTAGAAGTCGGTTTCGCCATCGTTTACAGTCTCAAACTCCCCTCCTTCCTCGTTTGCAGCATCAGCTTCAAACCCTTCTTCTTCAGCAAAGCCATAGCCTTCAGCAGAACGCTCTCCCCACACCTTGAGATCAAGCACCTGCACAGCTTTCAGACGCAGGGAGATACCTGCTCCAACAAGTTCTGTATAGTAGGGGAAGAGTTCATACGCAATTTTAAGCGTACTTCCTCCTCCAATAGCTACATTAGTGGGCTTTCTCTTTGCGTCAAACAGAGGGAGTTTGAACTTCCACGGCTTCCCGGCCTTTGTCGTACCAGAAGCACCTGTCTTAAACCTAAAAGCTGTGTAGCCTGTCTCCTCTCCGTCTGAATCAACATCTTCAGAGTAAGGGGCATCAGCCATTTTTACACTCCCTGCCTTACGACGCTGCTTAGGGTCAGAATGGGTCTTGAACGCTTCCACAACAGCGTTGTAGTTCTCTTCCATAGCTCTGTCAATAAACTCTTTCAGTTTCTCCGCTTCCTCACCATCCAACAGAAGGGTTACCTGATATTCACCTTCGGGCTTGAACTTTGTAGACGGTTCATTAAGGTGGGGAAACTTTGCGATACCTGCGGGGCTGATTAGAACTTTGTTGTCGGCCATTCTTATTCTCCTTTGATATTGTGTGTAGACGTATCTAAAAATAGACCGTCTTTACTTCCACTCATGCTTCATGTACTCCATAGAAGCACGTAACTCTTTTTCATCTCCTCTCTTCATAATGTTGTCGCTGATGAGGAGCGCTTCAGCCTTATCGACACCATACCTATCGACAGCTTGAGAGAATGCGACGCTTAGAGCAGCTACCTGTAGAGGGGTAGACAAATGCTGTAGACTGTCTATGACCTTCATAACCGCTCTACCGACATCCTTACTATCGACATTAGCCAGTAGATATTCCCGACCAGTATGCTGGAACATATTCGACCTCCTTTCTGGATTTAGATGTTTTGTATATGCTCGATTGCGGGTTAATAGGGTACAGGAATGTAGACGTAGCTGTAGACTGTGTTTAGATACATATAGAAAATACGCTGACTGTTTCTGTACCAAGGGGCTTCTGCCCTCCCCATAGGGGTTGGTTTTCGTAAACAATAGGTCAGAAAGGGCATAAATGTAGAAGACTGTTGTGGATACAGACTGTCTTCTAAGTTATGCTTCTTTCTGACCTAGTGTTTAATCTTAGAGTTATTAATAAGTTCTTATTCTGGGGTGTAGCAGCACTTATTATTAACTCACCAGCGACAGTTTCTAACTATATCTACACATGAGACACTTCAAACACAGTCTTTAATAAAAACCAAAACCTATTGTAGTGTAGAAGAACCTTATACTAGAACTCACACGATACTGTTTCTCATAGTTATTAATAGTCTAATAGGGAGTTTTTCAACCCCCTACCTCGACTGCGTGTTAATTATGCGAAGAAATATTCTGCCTCCAAAACGTTGTTTAAGTCAAATGTCCCATACGGGGGAATCTCTGGGATACTGTCGGCATCTTCAACTATCGACATCATGTGCGATTTGAACTGTGCCAAGACGTTGTTATCCGTGTACAGTTCTACAAAAGCCTCCCGAAGCGTTTTGGAAAGTGTCTCCGTATCCGCTGCGTGGGTTCCATAACTGTCGTGAACCATTCCGAAATGTGTAAGCCCTTTTCCGAGACACTTCTTCAATGTCAACATCATGGCTGAAGCGTCCATACTGTGGATGAAATTAGGAGCAACGCTTGAAGACTGTTTCCTAATGTCCAAATCCCTTGTCAGCTCCCCTATGGACATATCAATCCTGCTGCCAGCTATTTGTGTCACTATTCTGCGTGTCTTCATTGTGTAATAACTCTGGCTTACATAAAATCCTGTAGGAGTCTGCCAGTTCACAGGGACACCTTCTTTAGCAACAATTTTGGCAACGTCTTGAAGCCACTTCATAACCTGTCTCCCCGCAACGACAATTTCCCCTATCGCTTCCCAGACGACATGCTGAAGAAAGCAAGTTGCTATAAACAGTTCGTTGCTCTCCTTGTCGAAGAAATCAAGAGGGGCATGACCCGCCAGCATGAGTTCTTTAGCGCCTTCTTCAAGATATTCACGGCAGCTGTAGAGTGTCGAACCATATGGAAGCGTCATTACAGGACGTTTGACAAGCTTTCTGTTCAGTTTGAAATCCAGCCACTTCTTCGCCCACTTACGTTTCTCTTCGTCTGTCGTTGTTTCAAAAATGTGCTGTAGTTTTTCGTTCGTTCTCTGCGCCACTTGTCCGTAGATGTCTGAAGGCTTTCCGTCAACGCTTTTGGTCATATTGACTGCCTGTGCCCCTACAGGATCACGAAGACACGCTGAAAGGTGTTGGATGCCATTTGCGGAGCCATCCAGAGAGACACACACCGACGATTCATATCCAAAACCCTGTTTCTTGAATGCAGCCCATTCAAAGCAGAAGGCGAGAAACTGCCACGGTGAATCAACACTTTTGTTAGCCCAGAATTTTGTACTATCAAGGGGTGCTGAAGCTGTCTCAAGAATCATGGCTTCATTTTCCTTGACCCACGCAACACGGTCAGCAAACGATACTTTATCGATACCATAGCAGTTTGCTCCGTGCACAGCCAACCAATCAGCCGCTTCCTGCGTTAGTATGGCTTTCCCAATATCAAACAGCAGAAGGCTCTTGGCTTGGTCTGTAGACTGCGGGTTTAGATAGGCAGGGGTGTAATAAGCCCTTCCTCTGAAATCGCAAGTGACGGGAAAATAGATGCTTTCTTCGTCTTGAAACATTTCTGCAACCCAAATAGTAGTGTGTGTAGCAAAACGCTTGCTCCAAAGGCTGGCGTTCGCTTCGTGAACCATGGCTGCCTGCTGTTTCCATTTTTTGCGTACATCGGGGTTTTCAAGGCACTTATGTGTTTTCGATGTTCTAACATCAATAGACAGGTCAGCACCGCACACAGGGCAGGGAGGCATCGGTGCATCATCCCTAGGTGGTAGATCGGCAATAGGAATATCCTTATCCCAGAAATAGCGCATAACTTCAAGAACAGGCTTGTTAATTCGCCATCCCGTTGAAGCCATGGCATTGACACCTGTATAAACTGTTTCAAGTTCTTCCTCAAGGTTCTTTATCTCTTCAAGATAACGGGTGTTATAGGTCTTCACCATAAGGTTTGTCTTGTGCGGGACATACGGTGAATGATAACCGCCATCTACAGGGTTAGTGTAGGGTTTAGGCGGTATTATGCAGGGGAGTGTCATAGGCGTATTAAGCGGGTTTCTGGTGTTTTCAGCCCCAATCCACTCCTTTGTTTTCGCTGTAGGAACAAGGTATGTTTTTCGTGAAGCTACGTCCCTGTGTTTGACCTGATATGTCCTTACTTCACACAGGCCAGTAGTGACTATAACGGCTTCAATAACTTTCTGCCCAAGATGCACTTTATCTACTTTAGGCCAAGCGTCGAAGGATATGTCGAACTTGTTCATTACATAAGTTCCGATAATACTTTTCTGTCGTTCGTTTTTCCGCTTGGTCTGGCGCATTATACGTTTATGGAGTCCGGGTTCATTCTCTTCGAGCGTTCTGAATCGAAGTTCATCTTCCAGCATATCTCCGATACGCAAAGCAACCTGCATAAGAGAGCGCTGCTGCGAAATACCGTCAAGAACCACTCGCAACCCTATAAATGCTACAATATTTGAAGGAAACATCCTAAGATACTTAATCGCCTTATGGTGTCTCCCCGGCTTGCTGCTGTCGGCAATAGCTAGGAGATTGTCGATATACTCTCTGACCGCTTTGAGACTGTACGCCATAAGTTTAGACCCATATTCCGTATTACTTTCCGTTTCCTTCTTTACCGCTCTTTTAACCGCTGCGTCATAACGGTCAATCCCAAGAGTTTGCATTTTTCTTTCAAGTTCAATCTGGCGCTGTGCCTTTTCTTCGTATGTTTCTCTCATAGTGATTCCCCCTTGAAAGGTTTTGTTCTGCTCAATTGCGTGTTAATGACGTAATAAAAATTTGTTACGT